AAGGCGATGGAGAACAAGCGTGCCGGAATAAAGTATGAAAAGCGGCTTCCGGTTTATGAGCAACTGAGCATTGAGTGGGAACGGGAAGAGACAGAGTGTTAACTTTATAAATGGTATGGATATGAGTAAAAAATCAAAAAAGGCGAAAGCGTCTGCATTAAAAACACAGGCGCTGTATTCGGAATTCATAAATCGCTTAGAGATTCAGGAGAACCTTTCCGGAATGGATTCGGGTAGTCAGCGAACGGGAAGGACAATAGGGGATTCACTACCGCAATATTCCCTATCAGATTTGCAAATAATGAGTGAAACTTCCGGTACGAATCGCTATCCACGATTTGCGCCATCGGAGATGCATCTGAAAGGAACTTTACTGTGGAGTACGAAATCTGTAAAGCCGAAAAACGAAACATTAGCAAATCCGGCCGTTTCGTCCACTTCTTTTGCTCGCGTTGAGAAGGAGATAGCGAAATGTATTTCAGAATGTCTGTCAGATGTTCCTTCACGTAAACGAAATGTTCACCAAATCCTTCAGTACGTAGTTGATTATAGAGTTGTACGATTTCATCATTCCGGAACTCCCAAAGTATCTCTTCATAGGGTCCATTTGATTTTGCAAGATAATTTTCCAGGCTCATGTTTTTGTAGGTTTTGCAATATCATGTTGGCCGGCTTCATGGGAGTGGAACCGACAAACATTGAAATTTAAGTTAGACAATGTTTATTATCAGCTACAAATGTAGCGAAACTGTCCCGGTTCGGGATGAATAGGGACAGATTTTTTAAATGTAAAACTTCAAAAAAACAAGAATATGGACAGGAAATTGACAGAAAATGAAACGGCGTTCCTCATTGAGTTGAGGGAGCTGATGTCGAAGCACAATGCCTTGCTGAGTGCAGAGAACGATACGGTATGCATAGACATTGATTATGATGAGGATGACCAGGAACCGGTTGTGCTGCCTCATAAGGTTAACTCGTTCTGCGACCTTGACGAACTGATTTTAAAGAACTCTTAAAACTTGACAGTATATGAAGACATTCAGAAAATTACAGAAAGCTGCCATCGTCGTAGGTATGGTCTACGGGATTTGGCTGGGCGCAAACGTGGATGCGACAAGCAAGGACAGCATCAGCGGAATGGTGATTGTGGCGTTGGCGGTAGTGGTGGCGTTGTCCATACTGGTGCCGACGGACAAGAAAGACACGGAAACGGTGTAGAAGAAATGGTAAGCGGGTCCGGAACTTCCTCAGATATTTAGCTCTTGGTAGAGGAAGTGGCCGGCTCCCCGGTTCGATGCCGGGACCTGCACAATGATAAATGTTCACTATATGGAATATTATAAAGACATACTTTGCATCTCTCATGAAGACTTGACACGCAACGACGCCAAGGACGGCGAACCGAGCGACGCCATCATGAGCGAGAGTAACTATAAGAAGCTGACCTCCGGCGAGGGACGGGAACGCATGAACGTTGTCCGACCCGGCAAGGGCTTCGGTAACTACGCGCTGGTGGAACTCGCCAGCATCCCGGAACGCTTCATGGTGAAAATCAACCGGAAGTACCCCAACAAGGGCGTCAACCTGATACTGCGCAAGTGGTTCGACGAACACTATTATCCGGACGATGCCGCACGTTCGTGGTTCAGTACCTTCCGCTATGAGGACGGGAAGAGAGGCAAAGAGATTCCGCCTGAAAAACAAGTGGAATGGACCGTCAACGCCAGCGTGCTCAACGCCGTCATCGCCCTGTTCAATGACAAAAAGATGATGTGCCGGGCCATGCAGGGCCGACGTGTGAACTGGGATGAGATGGCCGAGGCGGTGGACTTCTACCGTGAGAAATACGGCCACACCCTGCTCAGCAGCCCCGCCCGCTTCAAGGAAAAGGTGAACGCCTACAAAGCGGAAGGCTATGCGGCACTGGTGGACAAACGCCAGGTGAACCAGAGCGCACGCAAGGTGAATGTGCGGATAGAACGCCTGCTGCTGTCTATTGCAGCCCTGCCTACCAATCCTTTCAACAACACCGTCAACGAGCTGTACAGCCAGTTTATAGAGGGGGTGATTGACATCTGCGACCCTATCACGGGTGAACTTTTTCAGCCCGAAGACTTCTACAAAAAAGGCAAGCCCGTCTATCTGTCCGACAGTACCATCTGGAACTACATGAACAAGACCAAGAACAAGATACTCCTTGAAAAGATGCGCATGTCGTGGACGGACTTCAACCACAAGGTACGTCCGCACCATGACAGGCATAATGGAGAATTCTCGTTCAGCAAGATTTCGCTGGATGACCGTGACCTGCCGCGCAAGGCTACCAACGGCGTACGCCCTAAGGCCTACTATGCCTACGACGTTACCAGCGGCTGCGTGATAGGCTACGCCTACAACCGGCTGAAAAACACTACCCTCTTTATGGACTGCATCCGTAACATGTTCCGCACCATCGAGCGCAACGGATGGAACGTTCCGGCACAAGTGGAGGTGGAAAACCACCTTGTCAACCAGTTTGCCGACGGGCTGATGCGTGCGGGCGCCGTTTTCCCGTTCGTCCGCTGGTGTAATCCCACCAACTCGCAGGAGAAGCGCGCCGAGCATTTTAACCGTGCCAAGAAATACTCAGTAGAGAAGAAAAATCATGCGGGCATAGGCCGCTGGTATCTGAAGTTATCCGTGAACCGCCCCATCGAAGAGAAGATATTCGATGAGGAGAACAACAACTACAGGGAAAAACTGTACGATTATGACGAACTGGTGGCGGATGACATAGCCGACATCAACGAATACAATAATATGCTGCATCCCAACCAGGCACTCTACCCCGGCATGACCCGCTGGCAGGTGCTCTGTGAGAAAATGAATCCGGACCTGATGCCAATAAACAAGGCCCTGCTTTACCGCTACATCGGCGAATGCACCGAGACCAGCATCCACCGCAACCAGTACTGCCAGGTGCAGGGAACCAAATTCTGGCTTTCATCCCCCGAAATGATAGACGCCCTGCAACCCAACGACTACAAGGTGAAGGCCTACTACCTGCCCGAAGAGGACGGAAGCATACAGGAAGTCTACATCTATCAGAACGACTGCTACATAGACACCTGCAAGGATATGGGCACCTACAACGAGGCCGCCTGCGAGCAGACGGATGAAGACCGGGAGATATTCACCAACCAGTCCAAGTTCATGTCACAGTTCGACAAGATGGTGAAGGACGGGAAGATACAGAAGGTGGTCATCATCCCCAAAGAGGAGAAGGCGGCCATTGCGGCAACCGTGCCGAAAGAGGTTCTGCTTCCACCGGACAAGGAGTCGGAAAAAGAGGAAGAAGACTACAGCCGCTACATGAATACCGAATACGTGCGCAGCATGGCGCGGGCGGCTTTTTAAACAGCATTCAAATAACATTTAAAGACTATAATAATGAAACTCAGCAATCAAGCCAAAGACCAAATCATTGAAGCCATCAAGCGAGATTTCGTCAACTATCCCAAAAGCAAACATGCCATGGCACTGGGCATCAACGCCGGTGTATATGGGGACATCACCAAGGGTGATTATGAACGTAAACTCAGCGATGCCGCATTCATCAGCATCGCCCGCCGTCTGGGCGTAAGCCTGCGCAACGAGATGCCGTGGCGTGCCGCCGAAACCGCCGTGTTCGTCTACATCACCGAACAGCTGGAGATGTGCCAGCGCAGCAGCCTTAGCGGCCTGCTCTGCGACGTGCCCAACATCGGAAAGACCTTCTCCGCCAAAGCCTACGTAAAGACACACCCGAACGCCATCTATGTGGATTGCGGACAGGTGAAGACCAAGATGCGCATGGTGCGCTTCATCGCCAAGGAATTCGGGCTGAACGGCAACGGACGCTATGCGGATGTGTATGACGACCTGGTATATTACCTCAAGAGCATCGACCGCCCGCTCATCATCCTGGACGAAGCCGGGGACATGAACCCTGAAACCTTCCTGGAACTGAAAGCACTGTGGAATGCCACCGACCGCACTTGCGGCTGGTATATGATGGGTGCCAACGGGCTGAAAGCCAAGATTCAGCGCAACCGCAATGCCGATACGCTGGGTTATGAGGAGATGTTCAGCCGCTACGGCGATAACTACAACCGTGTGACGCCGGAAGACGAAAAGGAACGTACCGTGTTCCTGAAAGCGCAGGCAGCCATTGTGGCGAAGCTGAACGCCCCTGCAGGGACGAACATCAGCCAGCTGGTGAATCTGAGCGGCGGAAAACTGAGACGGGTATATACGGAAATCGAAAAACTGAATATGGGGGCATAGGCGATGGAAGAGGAAAAGAAGACAGAAGAGACGAAGCCCGTGCGCAAACGTCAGAAACGGGCTTATTCCCCATCGGAATTATATCGGCTGAGACGCCCCAAGATGGCTTTTGACGGGCAGTGGAAAAAGGCTTTCGGCTGCCCTCCTCCTACCGGATACTGGATAATCTGGGGAAATTCGGGCAATGGGAAGAGCAGTTTCGTGATGCAACTGGCCAAATACTTGTGCCGTTTCGGCAAAGTATTTTATAACAGCATTGAAGAGGACACGGAAGCTTCATTTATAGATAATGCAAAGCGTTGCCGTATGGAAGAAGTTGAAAATCGCTTCAAGACAAGGAAACTGACGTTGGAAGAAATGGAGATACGCATGGACGATCCCCGTAAGGAAGACATATACATCATTGACAGCTTTCAGGCGTTTAAACTTACCACGTCAGGGCCACGGGGTTACGAAGGTTTGTGTGAACGTCATCCGGACAAGCTAATAATATTTGTCAGCCGTGCGGACGGAAATAAGCCCAAAGGAAGACCTGCAGATAATTGTGCCTGGGATGCTTCCGTAAAGATATGGGTGGAAGGTTTCAAGGCGTATTGCAAGGGGCGGTTTACACCGAATGCTGGCGCTTCATTTACAATTTGGGAGGAAGGTTCCGCTATATATGAACAAGGTAAAAATAAGAAAAATAGAGAAAAAGATGAAAGCAACAATCACTAAGCCCATCAGTCCCCGGCAACTGCAAGCCTTGCAGATCGCCATTCAGGGCATCGGCATCAGCGAGCGGCAGGAACGCCTGGAATGGCTGTCCGGACAGACGGGACGGACAATCAACAGTACCAAGGAGTTGACATTCATTGAGGCAAACCGTCTGCTGTCGAATCTGAACGATGACCGCGACCGGAAGGTGAAGGATATGCTTCGGGAAGAGGCCCGCCGCCTGGTCGGAAAGATTTATAAGAAGTCTTTCCAGATATCTTTCCTCAATAAGGATTATAGCGGGGATAACAGTCCGGAAGATTTCGAGATGAACAAGGCTAAAATCAATGTTTGGGTACGAAAGTACAGCGGAACCGGGAAGAACATCACGCAGATGGATGTAGAGGAACTGCGCAAGGTGCTTGGCGTGATGGGAAAGATAGCCAGAAAGGAGGCGGAATCATGAGAGACTACATCCGTAAGTTCCCGGACACGTCTGATCGCCGTCAGGAACTTGCCGGCCTGCTCGAAGCCAGTGAAGGGCGTATTCGCTACTACGAATACCAGTTGGATGCCGATGCCGGCACGTTATCCGCGGCTAAATATGACCAGCTCCTGGCTGAGTGCAATTCGGAATATAGACGCTATAACCAGCTGGAAGAAGAACTGGAGGCGCTGGAAAAACCGAAAAAGTCGCCGGAAAATAAGGAAAAGCGGCGCAAGCTGAACAGGGAAAGAAGAGAGAAAATTAACTATTAACCCAATAAAAAAAGGAATTATGGCAAGAACCAAGAAAACAGTAGTCAGCGGCATCAGCCGCGAACAGGCAGAACAGGCATTCGCAGACTTTGCGGCGGCCGACGCCAAAGTACAGAACCTCACGTCCAAGATGGACATCGAGATGACCCGCATCCGCGAGAAGTATGCTGACCAGTTGGCGGAACAGAACGCCCGGAAAGAGG